CATGCATAGCAATGTCATAAACCTCAATAGGCTTAAGAGTATCACGTCCTGATAAAACAATAGTCTGTAAGATATGCTCAATCTTATCTAGTGCTCTGCGTAGTGGTTCAGGACCAGGGGCTTTGAATCCACCGTTGATCATGGCACCCTTTGGACGCACTTGGTTTAAATCGAAATATACTTTACGTCCTTCCATCTCAGGGAACTGTCCACCACCCACAAAGTATGATGACATAAGCGCACCTAGCGCATCAGCCCAACCTTCAACAGAATCTTCTACAATCCAACCCTTGGCTTGCTTCTTACGTTCAGCTAGATTTGGCAACTTCTCCACATGATGCTTTTGCACAGAGAACCCTGCCCCTGCGCCACAGAGAAGCACGTAGAATAGCTCTGAAAAGAAACGTGGTCTATCAGCATAGGTTGATGTACAGTTGTACATTCTCATCATATGCTTGCGTAACTGATCTCCACCAAACTGTAGAGCACGTTGAGCGCCTAGTGCATACTTTAACTTATAAAGAGATTCTGCCTCATTGATCATCTGATTAAGTTCAGGTGTCATCTTGCCTTTGTAGTAATCTCTGTGCATGTTCATAACACGACTTACAGACTCATCCCAACTCTCATAACGTTCTTTGGTGTCATCCCACCTACTGTATCTTTCATAAAATTTAGTTCTCTTTAAGTAAATAGTTGTTAATACCGCTAGTCCGTATGACTAGCAGTCTAATGTGTTTTTTCTGATTGGTGTAGTATATAGTAAAAGAAAGAATCTTGCAACTACATATTGTAATAAAAAATAATATTTTTATGTATAATCGTAAATTATTTGTTCAGTGTCCATATTAATATCAGTTCTGACTTTTACTTTAGTTTTATTTTTTATAAAGTCTTCTAATACGTCTGCCTGATATGCGTGAGCATCTGATTCCCAATGAAAGTTGTCTTCACACTTAGTAAAGCATTCGTGTTCTAAGTGTTCATAGAATCCAGTTTCAAAAGGATCTTCAAGTAACCAGTTATTTAAATTTATTAGTTTGAATAATGGGTCTTCGGAAAAATCTTTTCCGATAGGATAATAGTTCAAAATGACTAGTGGTATGTTATTAGATTCGCATATTTGCTGTAAGTGTAAAAAGCTTTTTACGAAATCAAACTTCATGTATGTTCCAGTGTGATCACCACAAGTTCTACGATCTACTCTTATGGTATTTGTTTTAGTATTGATATAGTTTGTTGTTAAAGCCGTGGACTCAGTAGGTGAACCATAATATTCCATATGCTGTTTCATTGCAGCATGTATCATAAACTTTCGATACTTACCCATCCATGAAATCTGACTTTCTAAATCGTTGATACGATGGGATGTATGAAACCCTGGGGCAGGAACATATGCTCTATAAAAGTCTGTAGTCTGTAATACAATCATACTAGGTATTTCATATTTTGAATCAGGAGATAATGCCCATAACAAATATGTAATAGTATCATCGACTATGCTTTTATTGCATTTCCCAGACCAGGAAATATTATATTCTGACATATTAAATTTTGATGCTAATGCGACTGAATATCTACCTTCTAAGGGAACAACATATTCTTCTGGTGCCATTCCAAGACGTGGTTTTTCTACACGATTTTGTTCACCGTATGTAAAACTACAACCATTAAAAAATATCATCCAAAAACCTTAACACTATATTTGTTTTCAAATAAAACTCCATCATAACGATTATTACAGATAGGCTTTCCTTTAACATTAAGTGAAGTGTTTAGTAACATAGGAACTTTTGTACGTTCATAAAATTCTTCTAATATAGGTCTCATGATAGATCCACAATCTTTTCTTACAATCTGAACTCTAGCAGTTCCATCAACATGAGTCACTGATTTATAGTCGTGTTTTGCTTTTGAAACATATTGCATGTACTCGTTCATTGGACCTTCAAAATATTCATCAGCAAACTCTTCTAGTATAGCAGGTGCGAATGGTCTAAAAACTTCTCTTTGTTTTACTCTATTAACAGTATCTTTTATATCATATATAGGATTAGCCAAGAAGCTCCGATTTCCTAATGCTCTGGGTCCAAACTCAGCTTTTCCGTGGATAACTCCGCACATTGCCTTGTCTAGTAATATATCAACAACTCTTTTAGGATTTATATCAGTAATATTTTCAAATCCAAGATAAGGATCTATCCAGTTTATTCTATCTTTACCCGTGGCTAAAGCATAGCTTCTAGCAGCAGCGCCCAAAGCCCCACCACCATCCGTAGGGTTTATCGCTATCCACATGTCATCGAACAAATCACGAACTAAAGAATTGGCAACAACGTTTTGCGCAACACCCCCTGCATAGCAAAGCTTACTGCCATATTTTCTAGCAATCTTTGCTAGTCTAAGTATTTCTTGTTCTGCCCATTTCTGTACTGTAGCAGCAGCATCTTCTTTTTTTATACTTTTTAGGATTTCAACATTTTCAACATCTACATCGACAGGTTCGCCAAAACTAGCCATCCCCATCACGATATATTCTTCTTCTAAAGGTTTATAACCCAATGCCTTTGTTGCCATTGCGTATACCCCACCAATAGATTTTGGTATAACCTCTTCGTGTAATAGATTAAAGTTGTGGTCAAAAATAGTTGCTGATTGATATTCTCCTGCCCCATCAATATTCAGCATTACAGTATCTTCACTTGAACTCCAAGGTCTTGTGTAGTATGAAGATGCGGCATGACTTTCATGATGCACCATGCAATCAACTTTTGTGTTTACTTGAGTTTCGATATCCTGAATAGTATATTCTTTAACATACAAATGATTCTTTCTAAGACTTGGATCTTCATACCAAGTCACAGAATCTTTTTTCGATATCATGTCTATGAGTTTCCAATGAAGTGTTGGATCATTTTTTCTTTTAGAAAATCTTTCGCTTTCTCCAACAAAACCTAAATCACCATTCTCTTCCACAAATGCTATAGCCGCATTATGTAGACCACCACTAATACCACAATATTTCATTATTCAGTTGGAGTTTCCTCTTTAGGTTCTTCTGCTAAAGCATCTTCGTAGTATCCAATGATAGCTTGTGTGTCCTTGATATACCTACGCATCTCTGCAATACCAAGTGCTAGGTTTTCATATCCCTTTGGAGTAATAGCAAAGAAAACTACATTACCAGTTTTTTGCTCTAGTTCTGCTAGTTTTTCTTCAAGGTTATCTTCTGTGACAACATACCAATCTACAGGTGGAAACTGTACCGCTTTTGGTCTTTCTTGGATAGGAATATTTTGTTTGGCGTATTCAGTCTGAAGAACAACTTCAGCTTCAGGTGCTCTACTGCCCAGACACCCCATCAGCAGGAGCGGCATCATCAGAAGGAGGGGTAGTTTCACTTTCGATACGTCCAATAAGTTTGCTGACTGCATTGTCAACTCTGTCTTCAAGTCCTTGTGCATTTGTTAATGCCTCCATAGTCAAATCGATTTTAGCAAACACACCTCTAAGCTTGTCAAGGTGCTGTTGCGATTGCTGTAGTCTTTTAGTCAAATCTTTATTTAGTTGCTCATTTTTCTTGGCATCAGCTTGTATTCTCTCTACAGTTGCCTGTAAAGTTTCTGCAGCCGACTTTAGCTTTACATTGTTCTCTCTGAGAGTTGATATAGTTTGTTCTGACCACAGATAATAGTTGTAGGCACCATAACCTACACCACTCAACAAACCCATAACAATAATAATTAAATATAACTTAGCCATTTTGATATACATGCTGCCTAAACTGTTTTAGCAGTCTAGGAGTTTTATCCTTTTTGCGTCTACGATCTGTCACATTGATTGGCAGACCTATTTTGCGTCTCAGTATATTCATAGGCAATCTAGCCCTTGGACCCATGTTCTTGGTGTCCTGCGGAATACCTGCATCTGCAGTTGTCATTGCTTCTTCTTTCATCGTGCTAGTTCTCCCACTGACACGTAAATGCTTTTATTAGTTCTCATATGAGTAACCTCGTATATATTTATACCAAAGATTTCTCCTACAGGATAGCAGTCATTGCTAACTCTAACTTTGTCTCTAGCGTTGACCATTTCATCCATTGTATCATTGATTAGTTTATTAGTCAAGACTTTATATGACCCGGGGGATAGTCTAGTATCTTCCAATACAAACCATTCACTATGCTCTGTCAAAAAGTCTGTCTCATCTATGTCGAGAACATCTAAAGCTTCTAGGATCTTACCCTGAGGCATACTAAACTTTTCTTTGAGAAGAAATAGTGCAGCCGCATAAGAAGCAAGTTTACTACCACCACCTGGTGCCTTTGCCATAATCTTTTTTATATTAAAGACAAGTCTATGAAATGGAGTATAGTAGTTGCGATAGTTATCTCTATCTTCCATGTTGTCAAGAGTAAAGGATTTCTGCCTCTTACCGTCCTTGTCAATGATACCTAACTTAAATGCTTCTGTATCTTCGAATGATGTAGTAAGCAGCCGTAAAAACCTAAAGGTGTATACCAGATCACCTGCTCTTTTGATGATGCCCATTATATTTCCCTCAGTCTTTCTATTACTGTTTTATCCATCTCTATCTCTGTGTATTCTTCATTTTTTATATGCCTTAAGAATACTAGAAAAGGCTTTATTGTTGACCAATATTTATTTTCCATATGATACTCTAGCATTTTCAAAGATGGTTTAATATCAAACACATTAAATATGACTATCAAATGATTTAGTATAAGCCTTTCAGATAACTCACCTGTATTATGATAACGATTTAATAGACGCTTCAAGTACATGAATCTCTTAAGATCATCATAAAACTCATCAGCGTCTATTACATTTGGTTTATAATAATGCCTAGCAGCATATAACAGTATGTTGCTATCATCTAGTGTTTCAAATAGTTTCATTGTTCATCCAAATAAAAATCCTTATTGATTTTATTTAGACATCAAATCTTTCATCTCTTCTACTAAAGTTGCTTTCGTCTTACGGCGATCTAACTCAACACCATGTTCACGCCCTAGAAGTTCTAACTCTAGTTTAGTCATTGCTTCTAGATCTTCTTCATCAGTGTGATCATAGGACATTGCATCCTTAGATACAGCCGCAAAGCTTGCCATATCCATTTCAGCAGCATCCCACTTACCTTCTACCGTAGCTTTATCATCAGCAGCAACAAATGTTTCAGTTGTACCATGCCATTCATCTACTTGCGCCTGAGTAAATCTAGAGGAAGACATTAGCTCCCCCTTAGGACTTACCCAACCTTTTGAAGCCACAGGAACTGCGTCACTACACCACTTTGGAGCTTTAATCATTTACTTTCCTTTCATTGGGGTTGCAGAAGGGATTACCTTCTTGTCACCTTTCATATTATCAGCAGGACGTGCTTTGGCACTTGGTCCAACTCTACCTGCTTTGCTTGCATCTTCATGACCTTTTTCGTCATCATCGTTAATCTCTTTTGGTTGATTAACCATATCCATTGCACCCTTAGATGACTTAGAGTTATCCATCATTCCTTCAGGTTTTGTAGCACCCTTGTAATGCTTTTCTCTTTCCTCAAGAATACGTGCATATACAGGTGGTAACACATTTTCGTTATTCATACGCTTTGCTTTAGTACCCTTATTTCTTGCTTCTTGAGACATCTTGTTAGCATGCATAGTTATATGGTATGCCATATGCATATCCTTTGCTTTTTTTTGAATAGAACCATCTTTATCTGCACCTGAACTAGAATGAGAAGCATTAAAGTGTGCTTCTGCTGCCTTCTTATGATGGACTGAGGCTTGGTGATGCAATCTTTGTAATTTATAACTAGAAGATTTTTCGCCTGCCTTTGTATGAGCATCCGCAACCTCAATGTGATGTGCAGCAGTTTTATCATGAGCATCTGCTTGACTACTCGTTACAGTATGTCTCTCATTACCCGGCGCCATGATGCTATTTGTGTCAAAATGATCTTTCCCAGAATACTTTTTAGTATGACTCGGAGGCTTTACTGTCTGGTGTGTAAGATCTTCATCAAGATTAACAGATTCTTTGAGTTTATCAGCATGTCTTTGCAGTGCTGCGTGAAACATACGACCAGTAGATCCCGGGGCCGACTTAGATTTTTTATACTTCACCTCTTTAGCTTTATCGTGCATTGCACTTGCCGATGATGCAGGTAATGCATGAAAGTCTACATTGTGGGCCTTGTGTTTTTTCAAGAACTCCTTTGCATCATAAGAAGACATATGCTTTGCTATAGATTCATCAAGATTAACAGATTCAGTATTCATTGTCTCAGCGTCAGCTTTCTTATCTTTATTTTTCTTAGGATTCATAATAACTTCTTCATCGTTGTTAGCTTCATTCTTTTCCCAAGGAGCTTTCTTCAAGGTGACAGCTTTCTTACCCTTCTCAGAAGGTGCAGAAGCCTTTGCTAACTTCTTAGCAAGCGCAGCTTTACTACTTTCTTCTACTTCTTCTCTTGTGCCGCATGAAGATGCATAGAGTTTTTCGAGTGTTGCGTTATCCATGTGGTTATATTTCGCCATAATAGCTTTTTTGCCATAACCTTCGTCATGCATTTTTTTCATTTCTTTTGCTACGGATTCATATCCTTCTTTCATATGATACCCCTTTCCATCACAGTGATCACATCCTTCTCCATCACATTTAGGACATTCCACTTTGCTTTCATCCATTGCTTTCTTAATAGCTTTTCTACGGTTGTGCAGATATTTATCAGACTTATCTACATCACCATCGTTATCGATATCTGCATCAGCTTGACCCACAGGGTCTAGTTTCTTTTTTTCGTTGACTTCTGCATACGCCTCAATCAACTTTGATGTTACATTGCCCATTTCTTTTCTCCTAAATCATAAGTTGAGCGGCGATTGATCCTGCAATAGCAACTAGTACTACCCAGAACAGCTTGTTTATAGTATGAACTGTACGTGCATTATCGTCTACAGTTTTTTCAATTCTATCTAGCTTCTCAGAGAACTTGTTCATACGTTCCCATGAGTTTTGCCTATAATCATTATAAGCATCCATCTTTTCTTCGAACCTAGCAAGAGTGACAAGTACTTCACCCATTTTATCTAGTTTTTCTTCAATGCGATCTAAACGCTTGCCTGTTGTCTCTGCCATTTTTATTTTACCACTTAACCTTGTCAGCCCAATAAGCAGCAGACATTTTACCTTTTGCAATATTCTTAGCATGTCTAGCCTTAAATGATTTGCGCTTCTTCTTCATCTTATCAGACTCACCTGCCTTTGGATCTCCTGCAGTGCTTGCACCTTGCTCTCCAAAACGGATTGTCTTTACTTGCCCACCTGATTTAGCAACAACAATATGCGACTTCTTAGGGTGACTTGGTGTACCTTTAGGTTTATTGAACCCCGATACACCTGCACGTGCAAGTCTAGGATCTTTTTCTTCTAAGAATGTTTTAAATGTTTTCATTCCTCAACTCACATACATGTTTAGTTCGTAGCCTTTATTATCCATGTTGTACACTTGGATATGTAGCTTTTGCTTCACAGGCTTACCGTTCTTAGATAGACCTAAGTTATAAGAGTTTGTTTTACCTGATGATGGTTTTCTTGGACCCATTGCAACCTTGTTGTCGATATCATCCTTGTCAACCTCAAAGCCTTTTTTCTCAGCTTCATCGTAAGCATGCTGTAATGCTGCAGACATTGTTTTGTGTATAATCTTATACTTTTCATTTATTGTTTCAGATTTCTTCTTACCACCTTCTGCCATCTGTTCACGAAATGACGCCAAAGATTTCTGAGTAGAAGTCATAGTACGTGTTGGCTTCTTACGCCCTGTAGCTGTACGGCCCATCGCTGCATCATGCTCACGATTTCTTTCACGCTCTTTTTTTAGCCAATCGCCTTTGATTTTTGGTGCAGCCTCAAACTGCATAGAATGTTGACCATCTTTTCTTACCTTCTCAGCATCTTTCTGAGATTTATAAGGCTTACCCTGATCGACAAACTTACCTTTGGTCATACGTTGTACTTGGAAACCTTTACCTTTTCCCATACGCCCTAAGTCAATGATACGAATTGTGCCTTCTTTTGATGCTTCATCAATCTGTGTTGCTTCTTTACGAAGAGCTTTAAATACTTTACGTGTAGCATTCCGATCTACCATCTTTATCTTTGCCACGTAAGATCTTAGCTGCAGCAGAATTTGCTGCACGATCTGCACTGTACTTAGCTTTATCACGATAGCTTTGCATTGCCTTTGGTGTGTCAAGAACCTCATTCGTTTCTTCTTTTTTAGCTCCATCTTTAGACATAGAACCAGTTTTGACCACACCAGATTTTTTGATCTTATTGATAAGTTTTAAGTTCATATTCATGCCCTTGGCCTCATCAAGTTCAACTTCTTCTTTGATTTTCATTTTTGCGAAGTAGTCTGCAATATCCTGTGCATCGTCAAAAGATTTTTGACCTTTCTGACCCTTCATGCTAACAAAGAAACTATCTGCACCACGATCAAAGTCGCCTTTACCAACTACTTTGCCCTTAAACATAACACTAATAGCACCACCGTCACTAACTATTTTGTATTGACCCTTACCGCCATGTGCAAGAACCTGTTTTGCTTCACCAAGTTCAACTTCTTCTTTTTTCATACGCTTTTTCCACATATAGTCTTTTACGACTTTGCGGATTTGGTCTGTGTTTGTTGTACGCTTGTTAGCAAACATAGTCATAATAACATCCATAGACTTACCATCGTCAACTGCTTTTTGAATGCCCTTAACGTTTACTGCTTCATCAAGTTCAACTTCTTCTTTGAATGCACCTTTTTTATGAGCAAGGTTGATCTTATCTAAACGCTTACCAATCTTAGGATCTGATTCGTCGCCTTTGCCAGCTGGACGATTTGATCTTCTTTTTTGTACATCGTTATCAGCACTCATCGCATATCTTGTAAGAGTTTTATTTGAAATCTCATCAAGTTCAACACTCTCTGCAGCATACCCTGCGTTCAAAGCATCTAAACGTTTACGCATTGCTGCCAAATCGTTCTTTGTTTTATCAACAGTTGGCTTCAAAGCTTTTTTAAGATTTTTATTACCGCTTGACTGTGCAATCTTTTTAGACAAGTCTTTTAAGTTAATTTCGTCAAGATCATTATCTTCTCTTTTTGCCATACGGCGATCACGCTCTGCTTTCGCAGCAGAATGCATGGGATGACTTGGATTTCTCAGAATAGTAGATAGTCTTTTATTAGAGTGTTGTGTTATGTCATCCATTATGCTAGATCCTTGTCGTGATTTAGATTACCTTTTTTCTTCTTTGCGATAAACGCATTCACACGTGCATGCCCCCATTGCTGTGGAGTAGTACCGGGACGATGCCCTGTCTTCCATGCTGCAACACCACGATTATAAACTTTCTTTAGAGTGCCTACAGATATTCCTGATGCTTTGGATTTATCTGCAAAGCTACCTTCTAAAACAATATGATTCTTAAAGTCAATCATCTGAAATACCCTTGTTTCTACGGAGCATTCTTGCTCTTCTTGCTCTATCTAATATTTTATCATGACGCACTTTTTGATTGTCATCACTTCTTTTCTCTATGTCTTTCTCACGTTCAATACGTTTACGTGCTGTTTGTACAGCATCTTCTTTATTTAACATTTTATCGACTACTTTAGTATATTTAGACGGTTTCGTCTTTGCGGTTTTATCACCGGGCGCAGGTGTATAGGCAGACGCATCATTGTCAGCTTTCTTTCCATGCTTCTTAAAGTGTTTATCACGTGCAACCTTTGTAGCCTTCTGAAGACCTGAGTGATATCTCTTAGGCTGTGTACCTTCTCTATCCTTAATATCAGGATCTTGTGTTGATTTTTCTTTCATAGGATCTTGCTTGAGATAAGTTTTTCTTGAGATGGGTGGACCACCATATTCTGCAACACAGTTTGGAACCATCTTACCACCTTTTGGTTTCATACCAACTTGCTTATAGCCACTCCAACAAGCTTCTTTTTGACCAGGTGTAATCTTTTTAGCTCTTGCTGTAGACTCAGGTGTGCCATAATCTGGAAGTCTTTCTTCATTCAGTCCTGCATCACCGGGGTCTTTGTATGGGGCTTCCTGCCATCTATTCTCAGAACTAGGATGTACTTTTGATACATCGTTTAACCAACATCTCCAAGTCTCGCCTTTGGATTCAACGATAACATAGTTTGATCCAAGGTGTTTGATATTACCAACAATCTCATGTTTATGCATGACAACTTCATCGCCTTGCTCAAACAGTCCATCGTTTACATAAGCTTCTCTTAGATCCGACACAGGTGATAACTGAATATGATTTTTGAACTCTGTTTGTTCTTTCAGACCCATACCCTTACGTACAGCATTAAATAATGCTTTAGCATCTTTGTTAGATACGTTCTTAGGCAAACCTTGTGCAAAAGTAGTAAAATCATTTTCTTTTGCAGCACTACGTTGTTTGGTTGCAGATACACCTTCAATACCTTTAGCATCAGGATCTCTTTCCCCAACACTCACAAACTTCATAGAGTTAAAGTTATAGAATCCATGACGTGCTTCTTTACCATTATACCTGTTGAGCAAAGCTTCATACTTTCTAGTCTGATCAGCGTCTGCTAACATCACAATGTTCTTGTAGCCCTCATCGTACAACTTTACTGCTGCATCAATAGGCGTCTTCACACTAGTATCCATCATCACAGACCTAGCATGCTTTGGAAACATTTTTCTTACGAACTTAATCTTGTCTTTATATGTCAAAGGATTCTTTTTTTGATCGTTTGACTGAGACACAAAGATTCTATATGGGTTCTTACCTGCAGCCTTAGACACTTTGTCTAATAGCATACCATGACCCATTGTGGGTGGATTAAACCTACCCATAGTTAGAAATACAGTTTTTTCTTCTTCAACAAGAAACTGACTAAATCTGTTTATCATAATCACCCACGTTTTTTCTCTAGTTCAGACTTACGGATCTTGGGTAGCATTTTCTTAGCTAATCTACTAACCTTACCTTGCATCTTATCTAGGCGCTTTTCTATCTCAGCTTTTCTTGCAGGAGTCAACTCTGCCTTAGAAACACCTTTTGTGAGTTTTTTAGCGATAGCATTACGTGCAGCCTTACGAGATCTCCTTTCAAGCTTACCCTTATCGGCAACTTTCATAGAAGCTTTCTTACGCCCAACCTTTAGACGTGCTTGTATTTTTTTCATAGTAATTGCTTTTTTGCGTCTAGCTGCCATGCTCAACGCTTCATCTGCAGGTTCTACAGACTCTCCTGTATTACCTGTAGGAATATCTTGCTTACGCTTTTTAGCATTCTTAGCAAGCTGTGGATCACCTGTCTGAGTATAATCCACAGTTAAAAAATCTTTAAAGTCTAACTTCTTCGCCATCTACTTTACCTTTTGGTTTTTCCCATCCCTTTAAAATATTCGGTGAAAAGTTGTTGTATGAAAACTCCATACGATCAACCAATTTCACTGCGTCACCACCTAGCTTATCTATAGCAACATAACCTTCGGCTTTTGTTGCCTTGTAACCACTGTCAGTCTTAACAAAAGTTTTAACTTCATTTACAATATCAAGAGTATTTATAACTTTTATTTTTGCTGAAACTAGATGTTTTTGCAAATCGAATATCTTTTTTAGGTCAGATTGGGTATCATTATTAAGAAAAGATAGTAGATCATTTAAGAGTTCTTGTTGGACAAGTTTTCCTCTTGCTGTTTTGCGTTTGTCGATTTCTGTTTGAAACCGTGACGTGATCCATCCAATGAAGCCAGATACATGTCCTGCTGTATCTCCAATTCCTTGTCCGTTTCTGACGAAGGTATTGTTGAACTGCTCAATGAGGCCCGGTAACTTTTCATGGGATTGGATCTTGTTGAGCGTGTTGCTAGATATTTTACCAAAGAGTTTGCCACACTCAGACAAGTCTTCAGATACTTTAATAATGTTTTCATTGGTAACACTTCCATTAATGTCCATCATAGAACTGATGTAGAATACATCGTCACTTTCATGGAAGTTATTTATGTCAACGCCAAAGGTTGCTTCCATGGTTTCAAAAGAGTCGCCTTCGTATGAGGTGTGCCACACAATACCAAGCTTGGCTGTAGTGATAGCTTTTGCTGCATCTGACTCAGCAGGAACAGCATAGACAATAGTGTTAGGGTGGAAAGCAACATAGTCTTTTCCTTCAATGGTTTCATAATATAGATCATCAGCACCGAACAGGAAGTCGCCTTGGACAACCCCTGTGATGCCTAGAGAGGGAAGATATTTGAGAGCAAGTTTAAGTTTAGCAGCAAGATCACCACTAGTGTCAGCGTCCACGTCTGCAACAGACTTATAGACCTTAGGACTCTTGTTGAAGATTCCCTTCTTAGCAACAAAGAAAACCCCATCGCTAGGATCAATGCCAGCAAAGATGGAAGGTGCTCCATCCCACTTAACTGAGACAGTTCCATGCTGATCTCCTTTTAGCATGTTTTTTAGTTCACGTATAGCAAGGATGGCTTGACGTGTACCGTCAACACCACCGTAGAGTACTTTATCTTCAAGATGTGTCATATGTGTATTCTGTGTCATACTTATCTTATACACTGATTCGCCACAGATGTCAAGCTATTTTTTACATAAAATCAACTCAAATCCTGAACTAATCTGGCTTGGCGCAGACGATATTGCTTGTACTTCTATATCATTTTTTTGGCTTATCTCTAGAGGTATCTTAAAGTTTTTTTCTGAAAATCCACCACGCTTAGTGATAAAGGCTTTTGTATTGAATGCCTCAGAAGCGCCATTCCTTATTACCACTCTAATAGTATTTTCAACGTCCTTCGAACTTCCTATATCCAACTGAAGAAGATAGCCTGTGTATCTTCTTGGTATAGTGTAGACACACATCAAAGTTTGCCCTTGAGTTGGAGAAATAATAGCAGCACTCTTACTATCTACAGTAACAGTCACAGTGCCGACATTAGCACTTCCTGTATTTGGTGTTACCACTCTTGCTCTATGGACTCTATAGAACTCTACTGTACCTGCAGAACCACCGACAGTTAGGGTTTCAGATACTTGATCGTAGTTTGCGTCTAGCCCCTGTATCTCTACAGTGCTACCATTGTCTGCGGCTGTATTAGAACTTGTTACCGTGGCTGTACCTGCAGTTTCAATATAGGTATAAAGATTGTTGCCATCCCAAATAGTTTCATAGGAAGTGTTTCCCACAGCACTATTATAACCGAACTTGTCGATCTTGTGTACGTCTACAACTTCACCTGCAGAAATATCTACCGCTTCAGCTAGGTGAGTGTTAGCAAAGTATCTATTAACAGCCATAGGAAAACCTTTTTTGCTACTATTTATAATAGTCTGATATAAGCTTTCTTACCTTTACGCTCTGCTTTGTACTGATATTGATCAAAGCCAGAATCGACTAAATCTCTGTTAATACCATCAACCATTTTGATGATATGAACAAAGTCATCTTTATTCTCTATGATCCCAACTAGATCAGGTTCACTATTATCATCTACTAAAATCATATCAATCTCCGAAAGTATAGTCTGTAACGTCTAAGTCTATTTTAAAATAATCCCCGACTATATTAATATATTCATCTTTAGTAAAGTATTCAAGATACTTACTCTTTTTATTTGGAGAAGTATTCATAATACTTAATGGTTCAAAACAGTTTACTTTCTTTTGCACAACCTTAAAATCTTCGACCAAGTTTTCATATTTAATACAATAGTCAACCCTATTAACATAAAATATTTGATGTTCAGGAAACCTTGCATATTTCAGACCATTAAGACCTTTATCAGAAGCTTGCTTCAGGTACTCTCCAAAACCACAATCTAAAAACTTGTGTCTTTTAAAATACAAGTACCAACTAACAACTCTATCCCAAGGGTTTCTTATACAACAGAAACTCCATCCAAAATCATCGAATAGACCATCTAGATCTTTAGGTGCTGCGTGTCTTAGATCTCCATCATACACGTCACCATCAGCATTATTCTTTAACCAGTCTTCAATACTAGATCCTGCATTTTTTGTTGCGTGAAAAAAGGTAATATTGAGATCTTCACATCTCACCATTCTCAGCTTCCCAATTATTAATCAGGCTAGAATATCCTATATTCATACAACTATATTCGTTTAGATTATCCCAAAATGCTTGCACTTCTAGGATATTTTCTTCGGTCAGATCTGTCACTTCGTCTACACCAAAATGTTCGAGCACATGTTCATATACCCAATCAGTAATCTGCATTTCAATATTTTCTTCAGCCTTGTATATTTTGGACCAATCGTATGCCATTTTCACGTTCCTCTCTTAGCTTACGCAATATATATTCGTGATAGCGTTCCTGATGAACGCTACCACCATCACTGTCCTTATGAGACTGTTGCATACTCAACAGCCTTGTTTACAGCCTTTAGCTTACGTGCTTGATTAACACCAAACCATGATGACTGCATACGTGAGTCAGGGTTGCGCCCCATCTTGTGATCAGTCAGGTAGGTAACAGAGTTGAGTGCTTGCCACCAAGTACCTGCACCAAATTCTGCACCAGGTTGTGTTTCCAATACAGCATAGGCTTCACGTGCATTCTTTGATAGATCCTCTACTTTGGTAGGTGCTTCTGCAACCTTATGGGTATATGTAGTTGATCAATGCATCAACAGAGAACTTTTTGGTGGTCAGGAACTCTGCCATATCTTTGTACTGTGCAAACTTCTCAGACGCTAGACCCATCTGTTGCTTTACCATGTCAGCATCAAACCGTGTACGATGGTTCAGCTTTACAAAGTTAGATGAACGAGAGTTCAAAGAAAATGTGAGCGTATTATTGCATACAACACGAATGGGAGTAAAACGAATATCAATAGCTTTACCATATTCGTGAGGATTGCTAAACAGTAAGTAGGAGTCCACTTGGTCTTCACCACCGTTGATTGAGAAGGACTCATTGACTTTTGCGAGTGCGAATACATTTTTACCACCTTTCAAAGATCCTGCAGTATTCATTTCCATATCACCTGCCATGACATACTCATGGAAGAAGTCGAATGCCTCTGAGTTCTGTACAGGGTTCCAACCCTCACCTACATTAGTCAGAACTTTCTTATCCAATGAACGGATCAAAGACTTCTGACCTGTTGAGATCTTGTCACCCTCAAAGTCAACATACGACTCAACCTCATGGACCGTCCAATCGAGACCTGCTTTTTGCATCATCTGTTGAGGTGTCATATCATTGCGAACCTCTACACCTAGACCATGCCATGGGCGCTCACCTGCGTAAGCCATTTGTGCTTGACCATCAATAATTTCTACTTCGTGTGCCATTATATATCTCCTTAAGCAACCATAGTTTGATTACATGCGTAACCATCTTCATTCATTTGAGCCTCAAACTCTATTACTTGAGCCTCTTTACGCTCCACTAAAGCCTGTAATGCCCAAACAGCACTACGGCGCTCATCTGAAGCACCCTCTTCAAAAGCAATCAGGCAATCTTTGATCAGTTCGATATCTTGTAAAATGTCATTCACAGTGATTCTCCTTTTGGGTTCATATTAATAATAACATATGTTTAACTTGATGTCAAGCAGCTATTTTCTCTCTAGCTGCTGCCAACCGTTGGTATCCCACCAACCATTCCTCAGGGGATTTCAGTCCTTGCCGAACTGTCATTTTCAGACCCTGTTCTTTGAAACACTTCTTGAGAAACTTTGCAGCCTCTACTCCAATGAACCGACTTGTTAGCCGCAAGATGCATTGACGAAACGATACATCATGGTGCATATGACCTGCACAGTGTGCCATCTCATGAAGTAGAGTGTAGGCATCCATACCGTTCATTGCACACAGTTGGATTTTGTAGCCATAGGCACGACCTGCTGTACGACCACGAAAACCGACAATCTCTAGATCAGGGATTTTTGCATCACCCCCACAAAGTTCAGCCCAAAGCTTAGACTTCAGTATACGCTTCATATACTTCTGAGCTTCTTTAGCGTTGTCGAAATCTACAATGTCATATTTGAACTTAGCTTGGAACTTCCATTCCGCTTTGTAGGTTTTAGACTTACCACTATCATTCCAAGCAGTTCGACCTGTCTTGATCACACGCTGCTTAGACTGCGTATAGTTTAAATATTTCTGAATCAAATCATTATGCCAATGGTCTTTTTTAAGAGCTTCGACAAGATTTTTTTGATTTGAAGAATATATAAGCATTAGTACCTCTCGCTGGTTACAGAATCAGTCTAGCATTTATTTAACTTGATGTCAAGCAGCTTTTGACTGCTCTATACTCCACACACTACTACCGTCTAACCGACTCATCTTGATCATTGCATATTCATTTGTATCATGAAGTTGCCAATAATATTCTCTAGCTTTACTGTAAGTCATGCCAGAAATAAACTCTTGTAGTTGATATTCGCCATTCTTAAAAAAGAAGGCTTCAACTTTCCAATACAAATCATGCATAATCATACTCCTTATATTCTACGATCTCTGCGAGATCCTTAACTAGCTGCTTACCGTAGTCAGTAAACAAAACTCCCTGCTCCCAAACGAAATGCTCAACATCCTGAATATGATAGAAGGTTTCAGTACCTGCAATCCAAAGAAGAGCATTAGTCCGATTACCCGCACCAAGTTCAATCACGTCTTGAATACGTGCTTCAAACTTAGCAATATCAACTTCTTCTTGAGCTTTCTCAGCTTTAGTGTTTTCTTCAAGTTGAGCACAGAGGGATTCCCATAGGTCATCACGCTCTTGATCAGAAAAACGTTTTACATTTTTCATGAAGATTGCTGAAGGCCGAAAGCCGTGAACATCTTTGTGAAGATCTGAGAAAATATCATAGTCAAACATAGCGAGTCTCCTTATTACAGAATCACTATAGCATTTATTTAACTTGATGTCAAGTGTTATTTTGGGGATTAGTCCGAAAGAGGGTTGTCGAGTGCTTCTTGTAGTCTTTCATTTAGCCTAGTGTCTAGCCTATCCATTTTATTTTCAAGTTCACTTACAGTTTCTTTCATTACGTTACGAACATCTTTTTCAGATAGTCTAACGGTTGCCTCTACTTCTCTGATGCTAGAGGTTACATCTTTACTCTGATCGTTTAGATCTTTTCTTACGCCAGCAAGAGTAGTTTCAATAGATGCCTGAGTGTCTTTCATTCTGTTCTCAGATTCATCTACCTTATCTTCCATGCGTTCAATATTCTCTTCAAGCTTGAAGATATCATCTTTCAGTCCTGATTTGATATCTCTAGTATAATCGATAGCCTCATCTAGTTTGGTTTCAATAACATCATTACGTGCAGCAATGGCATCAGTGTCAATGTTCTGAATGATTTCTTTCATATCCATGTAGTCTTTATAGATTTCAAAACCACCCCATGCTGCACCACCCAATGTTGATAGTGCAGTAAGAAGTGCAACCATCTTACCACCTGAAAACTTTAATCCACCAAACTCTACTTCTGCCATATCAAACCTCTATGTCTACGTACTCACCTTCGGTGTAAGGCATCACTGCAGAATATCTACTCTTTGCCTGTTCCCTTAGTGCTTGAATTTCTTTGGCACGTTCTTCTACTTCTTTGATTTGATTTAACTTGATTTCAGTACGAGTTGCAGCTTCCACTATACGAATACGCTCTTTCTCCATAGGTGGAGTGATATTCTCACTATTAGGATATGTCACATTTGGATGCCCATACTTCTGCGATTGAATGGCCTGATACATCTCTAACGGTTGACCATGTGTTGGTAATGTTTTCATATCTTAATCCTCAAACTGTAGTTTCCTTAACTGTTTAAGTTCTCTTTCTAGTTTAAGAACCTCTAATCTTTTCTTCTTAAGTTCAAGTTCGTATAACTGATTACAATCAATACGGCTTCTTGCCTTTTGTCCTAGCGGAATAGTAATCCTAGCATATACGCCAACATCTGAAGAGTTACTATTGTATAAAGGATCTCTATTGTTATTATATGGATCATCATCTCTGATGAGACCTGTAACGCCAAACTCTAGATTAGTGGCAGATCCAATCGCATTTGAACAATCTAACTCACCCGCACGAAACTTGTCCGATTGATAGTTTTGTGGAACACTAGGAAGTGCTAAGTTCAATGAACTAGACTCAGCAAAAACTGCTGATCCTGTCGCCAAAAATATCAACGGTAAAAGTCTCACATTTCATCTCACTTTACTCTAGAACATATCTTAGATTTTACTCCTGAAGATTTTACAGTTCCTTTTATTATTTTAGACACAGAGCATATGTATTCCACTCTGTCCAAATCA